TTTAGATGATAATTAGATATTATTTTATAGAAGATTATCACTAAATAATTTTAATTCAATTTAATTAAATATTAAGAAATTAAATGATATAATTATTCTATCAAAACAAAGAGATTATCTCATCTAAGATTGAATTCAATTTAATTGAAATTTAAGATTTAAGATGATATAATTTCTCTATAAATCAAAAGGATATAAGATGAAAAATCTAATTAATGAATCTCTTAAAATAAGAGATAAAAATTTTAAATTATATGAAGATAATAAAATATCTTTAGATGAATTACAATCCAGATATAAGAGATTGATAGACAGATTAATAATTCATTTAGAGATTAAATATAATATTTATCTTTATGATAAAGTGGAACTAATTGAAAATATATTAACTGATGATATGAATAATCATTATGAAGAGATTTATAATTTAATTAATTCTTAGAATTCTCTTCCAAATAAGAGAATTCTATAGAGTTCATTAGAATTCAAATTAAACCAAGGGATATAAAATGATTGTTGAAATAAGTGTAACCAAAGATAAATTAAAAGAATTTTGTGAATCTAATAATATGTATATGCCAACTATTTTAGTTGAATTAGATAAACAAACTATAGTTGTGGCCTCCGAAGGGTTAATATCTTGTTTAGAGGATTCTAACCTAACTTGGTGGTTTAAATAATTCCTAGAGTTCTCTTCAAATAAGAGGATTCTATGGAGTTCATTAATTCCAAGAACTATATCTATTATACAGGAGTATATTATGGCAAATGACCAAAAAGAGAACTCACAAGTGAGAACTCAAACTAAGGCGTTAAACAAAACACAAGTATGGAAAGAAGTTGAGAAACTAATTAAGAAACACAAGTTACCTAAAGAGGCATCGGAAGAGTTAAGAGAATTGTTAGCACCAAAAGCAGGTGGAGGAAGTTCTCAACACCCACCAAAACTAGATAAAAAGACAGGAGAGATAGTCGAAGCTTGGTGTAAATACCATCAAACTTATGAGCCGATTGACAATATGGTTGTATCTAACGGAAAACCTAAGAGTTATTGTAAAGCGGCCGCTAGTAAGTCCAATAAATTAAGAAAACAATCTAAAGATATGGACAAAGAAGTTATAACTCTTATGGCTGAATCTAAATTCGAGGAAGCTCAAGAGAAAGCCAAAGAAGCTAAAAAATTATCGGAAAACCTAAACAATCCAGAACTATATAATTTAGAAGAGGATTGGTCAGAGTTTAATGGTGATACTAAAGCTAAAGATAAAGATAAATAGGTTTATAGAGTCCATTGGAATACTGTGACTCTATAAACCTATTAATGATTTAATAAATTAACATATTGGAGTAACAAATGGAATTCACTAAAGAGTATAACCTAATCACAGGATTAACTAATGGTATAAGAACACGCTGGACTACTAAGTTCTTTATAAATGTTGAGGGAGATACAGGAACTATTGACGGATATAGAACTATTAATAAAGTACCAAGTTCTGAGGGCTTTATTAATATTGATGGAAATGATACACCCAAACTAACAGTTAAGAGTTTGTATAAGATAAGTGTTCCACTAGAACCTAATGAAACTTACAGGAGTGTTATGGAAAAAGTCAATAGAATAACTATGATAGACGACGATATGTTTATAACAATGTCAGAGATAGCTAAAAGAGCAGAGGAAGATGATGAATAACTATATATTAAAGGTAGGAATTCTATTTAGTAGTTTGGGATTGTTAAACCTAGTTAAGAGTGGTTTGGAATTTATTATTTCTTAATCATTTCTTAATCTATATAAATTATTTATATTCTATATATTCTAAAAATGATAAAAAATCTATATATCTATAAGTTCCGGCTCGGAAGGGAAAAAAACCCTATAGACCGGAAAAAACTGGATTTTGAAGAATTTTTAGATTTTTAGATTTTCTTAATTCTTTATAATTCTTTATAGAGAAATCATCGGATTTTTATCATTTTCTTAATTCTTCATATATAAAGAATTAAGAAAAATATATTTTATTTAATTTTTCTTGATTTTTAAAGATTTTAATGATAGAATAAAATTCTAAAAAGGAGACCAACAATGGAAATTTTAAGGATAAGTACCATATTACAAAATAATCCCACATTGACTGAAGAGAAACTAAGCGAATCCATCTACATTACAAGGACAGGAGCTAAACACATAAGGCTTTACAACAACAAACCACACCTAGCTTCTCACCCAGGAATAATGGACAACACCCAAATCAAATACCTCTAAAGTACCTCAAACAAAGGTATAGTAACATAGTTCATTGGAGGAAGGACTACAAAACTTCCAATAACTATATAGATGCAAATATAATAGATATTGACGACGAAACGTTTTACAGGTTATTCCTCGGAAATTTAAGTAATTCTAACAACTCCGAAGAATTCATAGAACTTTAATAACAAACAAGGCACATTAATGGATAACACAAACAACATAGATTATACTAAAATATTTCACACTGTCCCAATGTCCTCCCAAACTCTAAGGAGGAACTCGGATGGAACGAAAACCAACCCAGGCTTTCCAGACAACTGGATACAATATCAGTCCAAACGAAACACTCAAAATACTCCGGTTCTAGGAGCTATTGCAAGGGAGGACTTTATAGGTATAGATATAGATAATTCTCCACTGTTTAAACAAGCACTTCTGGCGGATAATGATACAGCAGAATATGTGGCGGAGAGCGACCTCAAGGGAGGACACCTCCTATATAGTTTCCACAAGGAGGACTACGACCAACTAAAGAAGATTTCTAAGGAGGCTAAGAAGGCCAATATAGATATACAGGTGGATAACAAGCTTATATATCTAGCTACACCAGCAAACAAGACTAAAACACTTCTAACACCTCCACTGGAACAACTTCCGTCGACTAGGATTCCGAAGGCTGTTATAGACTTGATTTATGCTCATACGTTGAGGGTTTTGTTGGATAATCCACACCTACAACTAAACTTGTCTACACTATCGAACGATGAGTACAATCCAAACTTGATGTCGAACAGCACATTAGGTTATTTGCTTGAGCAAGAGCAGTACATAGAGGATATGATAGAGGATATAATCCCTCGTAAGCTAGAGGCTAGACACCCACGGGATGTTAAACAGGGAGAGGGTACAGACTGGATGAACTCTGTGAGATTTAAGCTTGCACAAGACCCATCAGTATCTGAGGACAATTTCAAGAAGTTTATGTTATATCTGAACTCATTATGGGAAGACCCTATGCCAGAGAGTAGAGTTATATCGGACTGTAACTATGATATAAAAACACGTCTAAACTCAGTCACTGGGGATATACTGTGGACTTACAACCCTGAGTGGAAGCAGGAGGGATATACATACCCGAACAGACACAATGTTATGATGGAGGTTATGTATGACTCTGAGCAGTCACTATTTATAGAACACAACAGAACTACGGATGCGGTGAACTTGTTTCATACTCAAACGGAGATGACGAACAGAATACTTAGTTATTCAAGGGATAGGATAAAGGTTAAGGGAGAGGTGATACTTAAGAAGGCTGATTCTGTACAGTTAGTAAACACTCCAGAGGAGTTTAGAGGTAAAACACAACTACCGAACAAAGAGATTATATTTAACCAGTTTCAGCCATCTGAGGGAGTTAAGATACTGAACGGAACATTGGCTGTTAAGGACCCTAGGTATCCTGGAACTATACTTAAATTCTTGGAAAACTTAATAGTTGACCCAGACAACAGATTGAGGCTGATGAAGTTTTTAGCTCATAAACATAGAACTTACGAGCATTCTGAACTATATTTTGTGTTTGCAGGTGTTGGAGGAGCTGGTAAAGGTTTGTTTACAACACTGATACTACCGTACTTCGCAGGACCTTCACGTATGCAAGATGCAGATTTGGAGAAACTAACAAACTCATTTAACATATGGATGGGAGAAACAGACTATATAGTTCTTGATGAGGTTGGTGAAGGTGCTTCTAAGAAAGAGCAGGAAAAACTAGTAGGTACACTGAAGAACATAACAGGTAAACCGACGTTTTCACCATCTAGGAAAGGTAAAGATATAACAGGGGAGAACAAACGACACTATATGACTCCGATAATAACTACTAATATGAACACTAAGCTCATAACGGATATGTCGAAGAATGACCGTAGGCTTGTTTTGTTTAGATGTCCTAACAAACTCTCTAAAATAACTGATGATACAAGAGAGTTTGTGGAAAAGATGAAGTATGAGTTACCTCACTTTGCAAACTATATCAAAACACTTCCTCAGATTTCACATACTGAGTATAGGGATAATGGACCTTGGAAGAATGAGGATTATGAGGAATATATCCAAATTACTATAAGTCCTATGGATAAAATAGTTGAGGCGATAGAGGATAAAAACTTAACAGCTTTAATAGAGGTATTTACTGAAGACCTTAGCATATCTAAACACGACCTAGATAGTATGTTCAAGCCGTCGAAATTTAGGGAAGAGGGTAGAATGTTAGTTTATAATACAACATCTACTCAAGACTTAAACCTTAGGTCATTAGTTGATATAGCTGGAGATATTCCAGGACTAGACCCAGTGGAGATTAAGACTAAACTTCGTAAACTGAAGAACAAAGTGTCGTACTTACACGATGGGAAGTTATACAACTTACAGGTTGTTCAGATTCCTGGGGATTATAGGCCTATGAACGGAGTTGATGAAATTTCAATGGACTCTGTAGACTTATAACAATATCTAATTTACCATCTTTTAGTTTGTCTAAAGATGGTAAATTTTAATAATTATATAATTTAATTTCTTATATTTTTAATTCAATTTAATTAAATATTAAGAAATTAAATGATATAATTTCTCTATAAATAAATTAAATAAAGGATAAGAGATGACAAGAGAGCAGTTTATTACTAGCATTAAACCTGTAAAAAATATTAAAGGTAAGGTACTACTTACTTGGTATGATGAAAACAATGATGAATTTGTAGTATACATTGATAAACGTAAATTCGGCAAAGTTTATAACTATCAATATAAATGGGAAGTTTTTATATGTAATATAACTGAAGAAGAGTTTTATAAGATATTAGATGATATACCAGAAGGTTCTATAGGAGATAACCAAAAAGAAGTTATTTTATCACAAATAAAGGAGAACAATGGATGCTAACGAATCTGCTTTACAAACTTATATGGATAAACTAGAGGTTGAACAACAAGAGTACGAAGAGCTTTTACAAGAGCTAAGGGATTCAGAACCTGAAGACTATGAGTCTATTATAGACTCTCACGGTTGGGGTGATTCTGATTTAACTGAAATATTAGGAGATATATAATGACACCAGAAACAATAAAGAAATATGAATGGCTTATAAGAGAAAGCTTAGAGTTTAACCTTGCTCAAGACACTCTTATGGTAATGAGTGGAATACAAACATACCGTAAGGACTCAGTTAAAGAGGTAGTTAAGTCTATTAAAGTTCTTAATGATAAAGATACTGAGGATAGCTTGAAGGAGTTAGATAAACTAATAAACACTAAGAGAGCTATTAAGTATCTTAACATTGAGCAAAGACCTATCACTAAAATAGAGTACTGCAGAGAGGAGTTTATAGGTACAGAATACTTAGTTACATATAAAGTTCTTAGAGACAAGATAGACGACAGGCAAGTTGAAAGGCACTTAAGAACTTTTATAAGTAAGAAACTAACTGGTAAGAAAGTACTGTATAACTGGGAAAGAACAACACCAGACTGTAAGCTTATGGGACTATTTATGCAAGGTAAATTATCTTGGGAAGACTATGTAGAAGCACATAAATCAAACTGTAAAGTATAAAGGATAAGAGATGAAATACAAATTAGGTAAAGTTTTAAGAGACTCTAAAAGAGAGTTTAAGGTAGAGGTTATGAGAGGTCAAGAAGTTGTAGGTATTCATACATATGATAAGGTACATTGTAAACATAGTTTAACTGAGTCATTACCTATTGAGGAAGAGGAGTTATTTTACATATTTAATATGGCTAGAGAGCTGGTAAATAATTTATTAGAGGTTAAATAATGGATAACAAGTAACTAATTAGATAAAAGGAGACAGAAATGATAACTAAATTCTTAGAACAAGATGATGAACTAGAGGCCTTTATAACAGGGCCTGCAGGTTCTGGTAAAACAACATATTTGTATGGTGTTATAGAAACTTTAAACAAACTAGGTGTAACTTATAAAGTTGTGGCTTATACTCATAAAGCTAAAGATATATTAGTTTCTAAACTACCAAAAGATACAGATATTAGTACATTGCATAGCTTTCTGAAGAAGCGTCCAGGCATTAATGAGAAAGCTAAACATATTAGAGCTCTTATGACTAACTCTCAAAGAGGTAAACCAGAAGTATTAGAACTTTTAGTTATTGATGAGTTTAGTTTTGTTGGCGAGAAAGATTATATGTCATTGGGAGATTTACAAGATTCTATGTTGCTAACTACTTACACCTGTAAAGAGTGTGGTCAACAACTAGATAGTTCTGATGAGCAGTGTATATGTTCAGATGAGCCAACTGAGATTGTTGAAGAGTCTATAAAACCTTTAAAAGTTTTATACGTAGGAGATTTAAACCAGCTCTCACCAGTTGATGGACCTCCTGCAGTATACCCACACGAACCATTCTGGGAGAGGCTTACAACTATACATAGGTCTACATCGGATATAAGTATTCCTTTATCTAAGTTGGTAGATATGATAGAGGGTAAGAAACCTATGAGTTACTTAGAACCTACTAAGTCGTTTCTTAGGAACAAAGATATAGATAAGCTATATAAATTGGATGATAGTGATGACAAGATAATGTTATGCTATACAAACAAAGCTGTAGAGAATCATAACATATCTATACAAGGTTATAAAACTCCTAGACTGGGTGATATATTATATTGTCCAAGCCTTAAGAAAACTTTAGAGCTTGTTAGCATTACTGATAAATGTTCTACTGAAGATGTATTAACAACAGTTGTTGGAGATATAACTAAAGATACTAAATATAATCCTATGAAAGTGTTAAACTCTCTTAAGTATGTAAAGTTTTACACTTGTTATGATGTAGATACTGGCAATAGGTTAGTTATACCTGGAATTTTTGGTAGTTATCAGAATAAACTAATTAGGTCTAAACTAGGTAAAAATCTAGTTGAGCTAAATAAACAAGGTAAAGACTCTAAGAAAGTATACAAAGAGTATAAAGCTATAAATGACTATGTGTCTATACTAGACTTTAACCATTGTATGACGATACATAAGAGCCAAGGTTCTGAGTATCAAAATGTATATGTAGATTCAGAAGATTTGAGCATTTGTATAGATAAAAATGAGAGGATGAAATTGCTTTATGTAGCTATGTCCAGAAGTAAAGATAAAATTTTCTTAAATAATTAAAATTTAGAGATTTAATTTAATTTAATGAAGATTTAAGAAATAAATTGATATAATATCATATCTTTTAAGAGATAGATAATATCTCTTCGACTTGAAGAAGGTCGTTAAACTATTAAATTCGTGCATAGCACACTTAAAGGACCCTAAAATGGCAAGTAAAAAAGAGATTTTCGCATCGGCGATGGCAATTTGTGAAGCACACAAAGTAAGTAAAGAGTTTACAGCAGAGTTAAAAACATTGTTAGAACCAAAAAGTGGTGGTAGTTCAGTAGACCTTTCTACAGTTACTAAAGTTGATGGTAATGGTCAAGTTACTCATATTCAATGTTCACTTTCAGGTGTTTGGTTACCAGCTACTTCGGCTTTCTTCTATGATGACAAATCTGGAAAAGGTATTAAAGGTACAGATGGTTCAATGCTTAAACGTGTTTCTAAACAAGGTGAAGCTATTCGTAAACAACATACAAAAGCACTTGCTGCAACTGAAAAAGCTATTATGACTGATGTTCTTAATGGTGATATGAAACCTGAAGAAGGTAAAGCAAAACTAGAGAAAGCTAAAGCTGTTAAGCCTGACTACTCTAAAGTTACTGCAAAACTTCCTGAAGAAGATGCTAAGTAATCTTGGTGCAGACTGCTAGAGCTTTGTCTCTGGTAGATTTAATGAAGTATCTCTTAGGACTGCAGGCAGTAATAAGTATGGGTTCAACTCCCAACTCTAAGTAGGAGCTTCATTAAGTCTATCAGGCTAACACGACCTCGGTGTGCAGAGGAATAAAAGAGTTCTCATATTAGAGATAAAAAAGATAACAAAGGATGTCAAGATGGCAAAAGGTACAAAAGTTAAAACAAAAGTTTCAAAGTTAAAGTATGTGTTTATTACTGGTGAAGGTTCAAACCAAGCAATGAAAGGCGAAGAGCCTAGAATGCAATATGTTGCTTCTTTAGTTTGTCCAAAAGATGGTGAAGTTCATAAACATTTCGAAGAACAAGTTATGGCTGAGTGGGAAAATTACAAATCTCAATTTGGTGTTAAAGGTTTACCTAAAACTACTGGTATTAAAGATGAGATGATGAAAGACCCTGAAGGTGTTATTGACCCTGCAACTGAAGAGGTTAGACGCATTCCTACTGGTAATGTTATCATTAGTTTTAAAACTAACACTAAATGGCCTGATGGAAACCCTCAAGTAGTTAAAGTGTATGATAGAAAAGGTACAGATATTACTGCTGCTATCCAAGCTGCTGACTGGTCAATTGGAGAAGGTTCTGAAGGTATTATCCACGGTACATCTATGGGTAACAATGTTGGTGGAACTCATAAAGTTACATTATATTTAACTGCTGTTCAATTAGCTAAACTCGTTAAGTATGAAGGTAATGAGGTTGAAACTGAAGAGATTGAAGGTGAAGATTTAGATTTAGGTGATGCTGTTACAGCTATCCCTTCTGAAGGTGAAACTCCTGACCTATAAATTATTGGAGTTCTTGTGAATGCAGGAACTCCTTTATTTTTGAACAAAGTATTTAATTTAATTAAATTCAACTAAACTAAAGGGACACTATGAATATAAAGTTCACTATACCAAATAGCTTAGAAGAGCTAAAACATTTTACAAAAGATTTACCTGCTTTTTCAGATATTGAAACAGATGGGTTATATACAAACACTAGATTAGTTCAACTATATCAACCATTACCATCTGATGGAGATGAGCAAGTTCAAAATGTTTATATCCTAGATACTGATATAATCCCATTGCAAGACATTAAAGATTTTATAAAACCTTTATGGACTGTATGGTATAATGCTTCATATGACTTTGGTACACTAAATATGACTACTGATAGATTTGATGATTTATTCTACTTAGTTAGGACAGCTTATCCAGAGTTTATGGAGTTTAACCTAGATAAAACTGTAGATAATATGGGGTTAGGTAAACTATATGAAGGATTGGATAAGAAAGCCTTACAGAAACAAGGGTTTGTTAAAGGAGCTTATTTAAGTCAAGCTCAACTAAGATATTCAGCTATTGATGTATATGCTTTAAGTCTAATATGGAAAAATCAAAACATTCAAAATGGTAGAGATATTTTAGCTTATAAAGTAGATATATTATCTATGAAGTATGCTATAGAGTACCAACAAAACGGTCTACTAGTTGATACAGAAGCTAGAGATAAAAAGATGATTGAGTGCCAGAAAGCTGTTGATAATTTACGTCCAGAGTTTCCTGATGGGTTTAATCCAAATAGTTATAAACAAGTTAGAGCTTATCTAGGTATAGATAAATCTGATTATGATACATTGGTTAAATATGCAGCTTCAGATAATCCATTAGCTGATAAAGCAGGTAAACTAATACAACTTAAAAAGAGTTTGAAAGAGATAAGCTATTTAAACAGTATTCAGTTTCCTATAATGTATACTAAGTTTAATGTAGCAGGTGCAATTACGGGTCGTTTTACTTCTAGTGGTGGAGATTTACCTAATGGTTTTAATGCTCAACAAATTCCTAGAGCTTTTCAACCATTGTTTAAAGCTGATACACAACTAGGAACTCCTGAAAATGATGAACTAGTTAGAACTAAAGGAGATATGTTTAAAAATGGAAGTGTTGTAGTTGGTTTAGATTACTCTACACTAGAGCTTCGTATTGCTGCGGCTATATTTGGTGAAGTTAATATGTACAATGAACTCATCAAAGGAGAAGATTTACATACAAATATGGCTATTTTATCTACTGGTAAAACATTACATCCTGAGAAAGGTATATTAGGTAGTGATTATGATACAATTAAAACTGGTTCGGCAGACCAGGGTAAATGGATTACAAAAACAGATAGAACACTAGCTAAAGCTATTAACTTCGGTTATGTATTCGGTATGTCTGCTGCAACTTATCAGAATTATTCATATGTTAGTTATGGTATTAAATGTACATTGGAAGAAGCTGAAAGATTGAGAAATACGTACTTTAATAAGTACCCTTTCATTAAAAAGTACCATCAATATGTTTGGAATAACTATAAAAAGCCTGGTTTTACATACCAAACAGCATTAGGTAGAAGAGTTAAACCTAAAATGGGTACTGATGGAATTAATGGGCCTGTTCAAGGTAGTGGTGGAGAAACAACTAAATTAGCTGTTCATTATTTAATCAAAGATTATCCTGAATCTATTAAGTTTATATACAATGTAGTTCACGATGCTATCTATTTAAGAGTTCCTAAAGACGATGAGTCATTATGGACTGAAAGATTAAGGTTTGCTATGGTTAAGGGATGGGAAGAAATCTCAAAAACACCATTGTTTAAATATAAAGATATACCAATGCCGGTGGAGGTTTAGTATGATTGATGGGATAGATGGAAATTTTGAGGGAGAAATTGTAGAGGTCGAACTAGGTAACACTGGAGAGGTTTTACCTCCTAAGAATGATAAGATAGCATTGATAGATGCTGACACTGTTATTTTCGGTAGTGCATTAACTTGTCAAGAAGAGGGAGAGTTATTAAGTAGAGAACTTTATACTGAAGAGGAATGGGAATCTATTATAAATGACCCTGGATATGATGAAGAGGAACATATACTAAGAACTCTTAACATAGATATAGCTTTCCAGCATGCTCTTGATAAGTTAGAGAACATTCTAAACAGAACAGGTTGTTTGTCTTGGGAGTTACACTTTACTGGAGGGAGAGAATCCTTTAGATATACTCAGGTTGATGATGAGTATAAAGCTAACAGGATGAAAGATAAAACTAAAAAGCCTCCTGTAGGTTTAAGAGCTTTAAAAGATAAGTTTGTTGAAGAGTTTCCAGGTAAAGCTTTTATGAACTTATTATATGAAGCTGATGACGTTGTAGTTGCTAGAAAAAGAGCATTACCTGAAAAATATGTTCTTTGTGCTGTAGATAAGGATGTATTATATACATTACCTACAACACCAGATAACAAGCACTTTAATTATTACTCTAGGCCTGGTGGAACTAATAGATGGGGTAATATTATGGAAGAGATTAAGATGCATTACATAGAAGTTTCGGAAGAGCAAGCTATGAAGCATCATTACTTACAGGTACTTACAGGAGACCCTGGAGATAATGTAATAGGTTTGTTTAGAGTAGGACCTAAGAGTGCAGATAAAGCTCTGAGCTGTTGTTCGACTCCTAAAGAGTGTTGGAACGAGGTACTTAGAATGTATGACAGTAAAGGCAGAAGTGTTTTCGATGCTATTAAAAATATGAGGCTGGTAAATATGCACCAAGTTACATACTTACCTGAAACTGATAGTTATGAACTAAATTTATGGAAACCAGAAGGATTTGAAGATGGAACAGAATAAAACAATAGAAGAAACATTACAAGAACGAGGTGCAGTATATGGAGATTATGAAGGAGGCTCAGAGTTAAGAGCTTCTATAATGGGGATTATTACTGATAGGCATCAAAAAGTCAATGGTAAACCTATGGATAAAGTCCACCAAGTTTACATTTTTGACATAGTTAACAAGCTAAGTAGATTATCTACAACACCAGACCATTTAGATACTTGGCACGATATTGCCGGATATGCTAAACTTGCTGAAGATACATTAAAAGGGAAAACTAATGAGTAATGTTAAACTTAAATGGAACCAACAGCCAGAGACTAAATTCTTAAACCACTTAGATAATATCAAAGTGGTTATGATGGACTGCCCTACTTGGAGCCAATTGAAACAATACATACCAGAGTTTACATTGGCTACTTGGGAAGATACTCCAAATAGAGTATTTACAGATGAGGAACGAGAAGAAGCTGTTAGACAAACATTTGAAGGTAAACTTCTCCCTACTGCACTAGAAACTATAAACTTAACTTTCAGAGTTGAGGGATTAGATTTGATTGATGTAACACATTTAATCAGACACAGAACTCTTAGTTTTAGTGCTCAATGTACAGCTGATAGGGATATGAGATTGGATGATGTTTTAGTTAAGCCCTCTATATTAGATAATGATACATTCTTGGAGAGATACAAAGAGTTACATAAGTTAGCTAAAGAGCTTTATGCAGATATGGTAGACTCTAAAGAAGTTAGTATTTTTGATGCTCGTACAGTATTACCTAGAAGTTTAAGTAATTTTTACTATGTTAAAGGTAACATTAAAGATATTATTCAGTTTATTAGAACTCGTAAAGATGAAGCAATTCAGCCAGAGTCTGATAATGTTGTAGCTATTAGATTATACCAACAACTCATAAAACATCTACCAGAGTTGAAAGATATTCTAAATATGGATTTTGGTGGTCCAGACCATTGGTTCATTAAAACAGCTAAAGAGGGACATAACTCTAAATGTTATTTACCTAAACCAAACAATGATGTTTATGACTACAATTCTGAAGAGTATATCTATGATAAACGTCGTCAAGACTTCCCAGGAAGTGAAACATATTTAAACATATTAAAGGAGGTTCAAGATGTTTAACAAAGAAACTAAAGTTTATGTAGCTGGCGGATGGTTTAATGATGGTCAAATGAGAGCTTGTAGAGAGTTAGAAGATTTTGCAGATAAATGGTTTGAAAATGTATTTAAACCTAGAGTTTCTAACTTAGGGTCTTCTGAAATGAGCTCAAAACAATGGGATGATATATTTCAAGGCAACCTAGAGCATATAGACTCTGCAGAATTAATCATAGCTTCTACTGTAGATAAAGATATGGGAACTATCTGGGAGTGTGGATATGCTTTTTCTAAAGGAATACCTATAGTTTATTACACTCCAGGTATTGATAAAGTTAACTTAATGTTAGCTAAGAGCGGTAAAGTAGCTAAAACAGTTGAAGAGCTATTTACAATAATTATTGAAGGTAAAGAAGTAGGAGAAGATTATGGCATTGAATAAAAACCAACATACTAAAGGGAATATGACTGATAGAATTTACAACCTTAGGTTTGTACAGAGATATAGTTTAACTCCTAGAATTACTTCAGAAACGGTAGCTGAACATAGTTTCTTTGTAGCTGCATTTGTTTTAGAGTTACATAAAACTTATGAATTTGATTTAGGTAAAGCTATGACAATGGCTATCATCCACGATTTTGCAGAGTGTGAGATTGGGGATATAACATTAACTGCTAAACTTAACCATCCATCTTTAGTTAAAGAGGTTGAGAAAGCTGAACGAAAAGTAATGAAGTCTTTTGGAGAGCCTATTCACGAGTTATATGAAGAGTATATAGCTCGTGAAAGTGTTGAAAGTTTAGTTGTTAAATATGCTGATATACTTCAAGTTAGACAATATCTTAGAAATGAAGCCAAGATTGGTCAAGGTGCTACAGTTGATAGTATGGCTTATAGCACTGAAGATTTGATTTTAAAATATCAAAATTATCTATCAAAATATATAAGATAAATATCTTCATATTTTAATGAGGTTTGATTATATTTATAAATAGATATAATCTATCATCTAAAGATTATCTTCTCATATATCGAATATATATATGAGAAGATTTAATTTATTAAATATATTCAATTTATATAAATTTAAGATATATTTTGATATAATTATATAAATTAAATTAAAGGAGGAAACTAAATGGTATTAGTTCAGGCTTATATTCAGTCCTTAGAAGATGAAGGATTGAATGGTAGAGAAATAGCAGAAAAACTAGGTGTGTCAACAAGTATGATTAGTACATACAAACACAATGACTATAACCCAAGTATTTCAGTAGCTAAGAAAGTGTTTAAAGATGAAAACATCACATTACACCCTTTTGCAACTGAAAGCTTAGAGTTAGAATTAAATAAAGATTAAAGGAAACTTATGTTAAAAACGTTAAATGAGTATGAAGAACTTACACTTAAATGGAGTGCTGATAGAGGTATCACTATTAACGGTAAAGCTGAAACGCAAACTTTAAAGTTGATTAGTGAAGCTGGAGAGCTATGCGATAATATAGCTAAAGGTAAAGACATTAAGGATGATATCGGTGATATGTTAGTTGTATTAACTAACATAGCAAAACTTAAAGGAACTACATTAGCTGAGTGTTGGGAAGTTGCATATAATGACATTAAAGACCGTAAAGGGTTCTTAAATGCTAATGGCACTTTCATTAAGTCTACTGATGACAACTATGAAGAACTATTAGCTGAGTTTGAAGGTACTAAAGTAGAAGACCCAAAATGTGTGGACATAGAGGGTCACCTAGATGGTGAGTTTGCAGAAGTTAAATTCTCTGATGGTACAAAAGAAAAAATTAGGTTTTCTGGTAGATTTATACTAGAATACCCAGACCCTTTCGTGTTAACTAAGTCTTTTATGATAGAGAACAATGAAGTTTTAAGTGAGAACTAATGAGTTTCATTAAACAATGTAAAGGTAAAGACTTAGTTAAAGTTCCTAAGTCTAAGCTAGAGGATAGATTTTATCACTCTATTAAGTATGATGGTCATTACGTTCAGATACATAAAGCTGGTGATAATGTTAGATTTTTCACAAGTAGTGGAAAAGAGTTCTATGTTAAAAACGTAGCAGAAGAACTTATTGAGAATAATCCAGGCAGAGATTTTATACTAGAAGCTGAGTATATTAATACCTCATCTGGTAAGTTAGGTAGTAGAGGATATTCAGCTAAACTTACTACTTACAGAACCAACTTTGAAAAAGGCATAGAAACTAATGCTATAGATAATGAAAGATTTATGGTATTTGACTGTATAGATACTATGTTATCTTTTGAAGACAGACTATGCTGGATATTAGAAGAACTAGACTACGGTAAACACTGTGAGCTAGTGGATTTTTCCGGTATTGATACTTTAGAAGAGTGTAAGAATGAAGCTAAATTAGTTGTTAAAGATGACTATGAAGGCTTGTATCTTAAGTCACCGAATCATATGTATAGAGAAGGTAAAAGAGTTAATGACGCTATTAAGCTAAAACTTAGACCAACAGCTGATTTACTATGTAGAAGTGTACTAAGCGGTGATGGTAAATATATGGGCATGGTAGGTAGCTTAGTATTACAAGATAAGGCCGGGAGAAGCGTACAAGTTGGTAGTGGCCTAAGTGATGAACAGAGAGGGTTACCTAATGAATACTTTATAGGTAAAGTCATAGAGATTGAGTATGAGCAAATCTTAGCGACTTATATTCAACCCACATTTATTAGGGTTAGAGACGATAAAACAAAAGAGGAGATAGATTAAATGAGTAAATGCAAGAAATGTAAAGGCTCTGGAAAATTAAGAGTATCCATAGAGTGTGGTTGGGATGATATTATAGAATGTAATATGTGCAAAGGCTCAGGTAAACTTAAAGGTATGACTTTTGGAGAAGCTATTCAAGCAATGAAAGATGGTCAAAAGGTTTGCAGAGCTGGTTGGAACGGTAAAGGTATGTTTATTTACTATGTTGAAGCTAATAAGTATCCAGCTAGTGGGAATAAGAAAGGAACAATGGTTGGAGTATTTGAAGATGATATGGTACCATATCAAGCATATATTGCTATGAAAACATCTGATAATACTGTAGTACCTTGGCTAGCAAGTCAAAGCGATATATTAGATACAGATTGGGAGATTATAAAATGAAAGTAACATTAGAAGATTACAACAACAGAACAGAGGAAATGGCAGCAACAGGTGCAGCTATTTGTTACAACAGTAAACCAAAAAATTTAGGCCTTATTAAAACTATGAAAGAGCATAAACACTTAGCTACATTTAGATTTGCTTATGCAGTTATCAAAATTGAAGATATTTCAACTATTGGTGCAGTCCAAACACTTAGAACAAGTTTTGCTGATATATTAGATAGTGATAGCCATTTATGGGAGTCACAAAGATATGTTAATCAAAGTGAAAGAGAGTTTGTTGTTCCACCTTGTGAATATTTAAAAGATGAGTTTGATAAAGAAGTAGTGAGAGCTACTTTTGAAGAGGTAAATAAACAATCTAAAGAAGCTTACAATCGATTAATTAAAAAAGGTGTTAAAAAAGAAGATGCAAGATTTGCTTTAACAAGAGCGGTAACAACTGATTTATATATTGCTGGAAATATGCAGATGTGGAGTCAATTCTTAAAACTTAGAACAGATCCACACGCACAATGGGAAATTAGAGCAATAGCAAATGAGATAGCTTTAGTTTTATCTGAGAAGTTTCCACGCATTATGGAAGAGTTTGTAAATAAAGATTAAGAAAGGAAAGTAAATGGAAGTAACTAAAACTGAGCTATTTGACCCTTTAGCAGATACAAAAGATATTAAAATGTTTAGTGGTAATACTACTGGCCTAGTTGATATGATAGACCAAACTTTACCAGAATTTTATCAGAGGCATACAGAGAAAATGTTTGCAAATGCTTGGCATCCTTTAAAGTATCCAGTGACTGATGACTCTAAAGATTTTAAAAATATGTCTCAAGCTGAAAGCGAGGCCTTTGATAGATGTTTATCTCACTTAACTAATTTAGATAGCTTGCAGGTAAATAACTTACCTGAAATATCTAGTAAGATTAGATATCCTGAGGTTAAGGGCGTATTAGCATATCACGAAATGGAAGAGTCTTTACATAGTTTCTCTTATTCTTATATTTATAATTCTTTATACAGTAAAGAAGAAGCTAGAAGAGTTCGTGACCTTATAAAGACTGACCCTGTTATGAGAGCAAGAGCTTTACAGATAACTAAAGCTTATAAATCATTAGATGATAAAACAGTAAGAGGACAACTAAAAGTTTTATTAACTAACCTAGTTTTAGAAGCTATTATGTTCTATAGTATTTTTAACTTTTTCTTCTCATTAAAGTATAAAGGCACTATGATTAACACTTCTATAATCATTTCTTGGATTAAAAAGAATGAGGTTACTCATATTGATATTTTTGCAGAGCTTCTATTAAAGTACAAAGAAGATTATCCAGAGTACTGGGATGAAGAGTTTATCATAGATTTTCTTAAGCAAGCTACTGAAGATGAATCTAAATATAGTTCATATATTATAGGTCAAGGTATCTTAGGATTTAATGAAGATAGTATAACTAAATATACTAAGCATAGAGCTAATAAAATATTTAGATTACTCAAATTACCTTTTAAATACACAGAAGCAGAAAATGCTTACTTGCACTTAGAGAGAGTTTCTAATGTTGAAAATGTAGACTCTTCAGAGACTGGTATATTTGAGGCTCATTCGGCTAATTACTTTGACCCAAGTGTAAAAATTAAAGATTATAAGGAGTTTGCTAATGGCAAATAAAGTTTTAACAGTAACTAAAAGAGATGGTAGAAGAGAACCATTAAATACTGACAAACTAGTTAATATGGTTCATTTCGCTTTTAAAGGGTTAGATATTAACCCTGTAGAGTTGCTTCAAAAGTTATCTATAGCTTTTTATGATGGTATTACAACTATTGAAATACAAAAAGTTATTATTTATGAGGCTAAACTATTTATAACTCCAGATAATCCAACTAATAACCAATGGGCATTAGCTGTTGGTAGATTAGAAATGGCTGCACTTCACGGAGAGATACATAAAAATACTAGTCTTAAACAGGAAGAGTTTATTAAAGGTTATAAACTTCTTAGAGGCAAAGGTATCTATAAGTTTAAAATTAAAAATAAACTATTAAGAGTTGCAGAGAAACTTATTAATAGTAAAGTAGATTTTGAGCAAACAACTCAGTCTGTGGTATCTTTAAAGAGTAGTTATTTAGTTCACGATACAGATGGATATATTGAATATCCTCAATGGGCTAATATGATGGATGCTTTAATACTATCTAGAGGTTCTAAGAAGAAACTTAAAAAGTATTATGAGCTATTTGCTTCTAAAGAGTCTTCTGAGTCTACACCAGTAAAGAAAAACCTTAGACTTGGTGGAAATACTGCAAGTTGTTTTAGTATTATGGCTCAAGACAACATTGAAGATATTATGGGAGCTGTTAGTGATGCTTCTTTAATCAGTAAATCTGGCGGTGGTTTAGCAGTCTATGTAGGTAAGATTAGACCAGAAGGTTCTGATATTCAACACGTTCCAGGTGCAGCAACTCATATTAATAAATGGGTTAAGTTCTTTGATTTGGTTGCTTATACAGTAGACCAACTAGGTAGCCGTAAGGGTGCAATTACTGTTGCAAATGACTGGTTCCACTTAGACTTCTTAGAATTCTTAGAGGTATCTACAGAAGATGGTGGAGATATAAGAAAGAAATCTTTTGATATTTTACCACAGTTCTTACTAAATGACTATCTTCTTAAAAAGATTAAAACTAAGGAGAATGTGTACCTAGTAAATAACTATGATTGTATCAAACACCTAGATATTGACTTAACAGAGTTAGTTGGTAAAGATTGGGAAGATGCTTATAATATAGTTTTAGATAACTTAGATAAAGTAGCACATAAAGAGGTTAATGCACATAAGCTATGGGTTCAGATGTGGGATGTTTACTTTAAAATAGGTAAAGTGAATATAACAAACAAAGATGGTATAAACTCTAACAACTACCTTAAAGCTTATTATAAAGCACAAACAGGTAATCTATGTTTAGAGTCATTTAGTATTAATACTAAAGAGTATGACCATACTTGTAATCTAATGAGCATTAACTTGACTGAAATAGTTAAGCATAAAAATCCAGATAAAAGATTACGCTATGTAGTTAGAGAAACTGTAGATATGCTAAATACTATTATAGATATTTCAACATTCCCTACAGAGAAAACTAAAAACTCTGCTAGAGATTTACGTAATACTGGTATAGGTTTAGTTGGTGGTGCAGATTATCTAGCTTATAAATCTATGACTTATAATCAAGATGGTATCATAGAACTTGAAAGAGTTCAAGAGTTAATCACATATTATGCCTATGAGAGAAGTATAGAGTTAGCTCAAAAGCATGGCTCATATCCTTTATATCATAAAGCTAACTATGATACTATGTTTAATCATACACCTGAAGAGCTAAATAAACTTAGTTTAAATGGATTAGACTGGGTAAAACTTAACAATGATATTAAAACAAAAGGTATTTATAACTTCTTGTTAATATCACCAGCACCGAATGCAGGAACTGGAGTTGTTCTAGGAGCTTCACCAAACTTCTTACCAGTAACTAGTTTATGTCATTTTAAAGATATGCAATCTATGACACCAGTTATAGTTCCAGCTTATGCAGATACTAAGTTTCCATACTATAGAACTAGAGGTAGTTTTGATGGTGTATTCTTCTTAGAAGTGGCAGCAGCTATTCAAAGATGGGTTGATACTGGTGTAAGTAATGAGATTGGAGTTAATCCAGACTTATTTAGTATGAAAGAGTTTAGTGATAAAGCTATAAAGTTAATGCTAAAGCACGAAGTAAAAGCTATATATTATATGAGTGAAACTACTTGTGTTAGTTGTGCTAACTAGGAGTTATAGATGGCAACAGAACAACAAATACAAAAGAAAATTATAACATTCCTCGAGAAAGAGGGATGTTATGTAGTTAAGGTAGTTAGTGCTACTAAATCTGGTGTACCTGACATCTTAGGTTGTTATGAAGGAGTATTCTTCGGTATAGAAGTTAAAACACCTAAAACTAGGAATAATGTTTCTAAGCTTCAAGAGTATAACTTGGACCAGATTAGATTAGCTGGTGGACATTCTATAGTTGCTTGGGAAGTTGAGCAAGTGGAAGAGTTTTTAAAAGGTTTATTGATATGAGTAAAGACACTGGATTACTTCAGTTAGCTGGTATGCAATCACTTAGTACTTTAAATGAGGTACTAAGTGAACTAACTAAGCAGATTGAAATACTTAAAGATGAACGAGATGAGTATAGACGTAAGTGGCTAGAATCTACTAAGTGTGAGGTTATAGATGAAAAACCAAATATCAAACAGATTTCTGGTTAAGCTACTTATAGTTCATACAGTAATATGTGAGAGATATCATCTGGTATGATATCTCTCACTGGTAAAAGGAAATAAAATGAAGAAAAGTATATTAGCACAATTAATGATGACTATTGCAATGTCTACTAGATTACAACAAGAGTCTATAGGCATTAGAAAAGCAAGAAGTATTCATAGGAATTGGAAAGACACTCAAACTGAAGAGGAAAAAAATCTAGCCTTAGCTAAGGCTAGATTAAAGAGGAAGAGAAAAGCAAATAGAGGTCCAGGCTTCTCTAAAGGAGGTTTATAATGGGAACTATTTTAACTATAGAACTTATTGCCTTATTTATTTTGGTAGCAGATACATTATTATTGGTAGCTAATGGTTACTACTATGATAAACTTTAAGGAGTTGCAATGAAGACTATTCTTACAATAGCAGATATACTATTAATATCTGCTATTGTGTTTTTCACAGCTAGGTTATGGATTGAGGCATTCGATGAAGAGTTATAAGGAGTAAAAATGAAATACACTAAAGATTACAAAAATGATACTACATATTACTTTTTCAAAGTTAATACTATCAGTCATAACTTGATGAACCCTAACTGGGATGAGAGAACAAAATACTTTAAGGACCAGATAGAGAAGGCTTATAAAGTTTTAAATAAAGACTTAGGAATATCAAATGAAAAAATAGACAACCATACTACATATAATGATATGAGTTTAATTATACTAGGAGTACAAAATGAAACCGTTTAAACATCAAATAGAAAAGGCAGAGCAATGTTGGGAAATTTTGAAAAGCACTGGCTATGTATATTTAGCTGGAAAGCCACGGTCTGGGAAAACATACACAAGTTTATTAATAGCAGAAAAAAGCGAAAAGATAAACAGTGTATTAATTCTAACAAAGAAGGCAGCAATTCCAGGTTGGGAGAAGTTTCTGAACAGTGCGACTCTCAAACACAAATATCACGTTACAAACTATGAACAAGTAGGTAAATGGGATAATGCTAAAAGAAAACCTATCCTTAAGTTAAATCCTAATGACTATGATTTAGTTATAATTGATGAGTCACATAACTTAGGTACTGTAGGAAAACCTAGTGGTAGGTATAAAACTATTAAATCTCTTTGTTACAATATGCCCCGCATTCATTTAAGTGGAACTGCTATAGTCGAGTCACCTAATAGTATATACCACCAGATGAGTATATCTAAGTTTAATCCATTCCCATTCAAGAACTTTTATGATTTCTTTAGGAAGTATGGAGAACCTTATTATATCAAAGCTGCTGGTAGAGATATAGCTCAGTATGATAGATTTAAACCTGAACTATTAGATGAGATTAATAAGTTTACAGTTTATATGACTCAAGAAGATGCTGGAATTAGTGCAGATGTTCAAGCTACTGACAAATTACATTATGTAGAACTAAACGGAGCAACTAAAGAGTTATATAACCAGTTACAAGAAGATAATGTAGCTAAAGTACGTACTGAGATGTTTAGTAGTTTTGTAGCTAATGATGAGTATACATTAGTTTGTGATACTACTATGAAGTTAAGAACTTCTTTACATATGTTAGAGTCTGGTATAGCTAAGGTAGATGATGAGTATATTGACTTAGGTAATAATGAGAAGATAGACTATATCTACGATACTTTCGGAGATACTGAAGACGTTGGGATTATGTGTCACTTTGTAGGTGAGAGAATTAAATTAGAAAAAAGGTTTAAAAATGCAAAAATTTATAGTAGTTCATCGCATGCTGAAGGGGTTGACCTTAGCCATCTCAGGCACTTTGTTATACTTAGTTCCGATTATTCTGGCAGCAAGTTTATTCAGCGCCGCGACAGGGTGGTCAATATCAATGGTAGTAACACCACAGTAGTTAATCATATACTTGTAAAGAAAGCTATTAGTGAGCAGGTATACAAAAAGGTGAGTAAGAAAGAAGACTTCAACAATTCTACATATGAAAGGAGTATATTATAAATGGGCTTTATTTTATCATTCTTATTAATAGCTATATTTTTAATAGTTATTAAGTTATCAATAAACTACTATTTTACCATAGATGATATAAAATACGAAGATGACTACGGAACTTGGAGATAATTATCTCAAAATATATGATAGAAATAATCACATATTTTAAGTATATGGATAGATATAAGATATTTAATATCTTATATCATCTTAGATAAATTATCTCATATACAAGAGATATAGATTAATTATCTTCATTTATGGAGTTTAATCCTCCAGCTAATCCAAGTAGTTTCTTAGTTTGACCGTCAGATTTTGTAGATTTTAGAACTACGTTCAATACTCCATCATCCTCATAAGTATCTTTAACTATAAACTTACTTTTAGGTTTAACTATAACTTCTTTCTCCAGACTATTAACATCAGATATATCATACTGAGGAACTTCTGAGTTATCTATATGATACTTAACAAGTCTTTTATTTTCCTTAGGTCTGCTGGCCCTTCTTCTAGAATAGCCTTTAAATACTTCTATTAAATCTTGGTCTTTACTAGTAGCAAATGGGAAAGGATTTTCTACTAAGTCTCCTTTCTTTAAACCTAAGTCTTTATCCACCGTACCATACCTATAAGAGTTATACTCATAGGTAGGTTTTTCTTTCTTAAAGAACTCATCTAGTTTTTCGTGGCTTCCTTTATCTAAGTATGACCTAACTATATTAGAACTACTTGTAGTCCATTCATTTATAACGTCAAATGAGTCCATACCATCAAGTGCTTCTCTTAGAAGTTTATTACAACTCATTCACACTCCTTTAACATATCATCTAATCTTAGTTTATAGATTTTCTCGGCTTCACTTTTAGGTAATTTTATACCTAAATCTTTTTGAATTCTTTTAACTATTAGGTCAGACTCTCGGTCTATAATTTTCTTTAGCATTTTCATATTTCCGGCTTTATCATCAGCCTTCATTCTTTGACTAACCATTTTCATAATCTTATCTGGCCTTTTACCATTAACCATATTATGAACTATATCATTAGTTTGTTCTACTACTTCATCGCTATAGTTTTTACCTAATGCTTCTCGAACTAAATTTCTTTGAGCATCGTGTAAAGCTACTTGAGAGGCATCGGAACCAACTGTACCTTCTTTTGAAACATATTTAGGGTATAAATCAACATCACCAGTAGTTTTCATCCTAGGCTTATACTCTAGCAATAAAGCTTTTTGCATATCTTTACGTAACTTAGGTGGTACACTATTACGTTCCATATTTTTAAATGCTTCTAATGGGCTTTTAGCTTGTCTAATACTTTTTAAAATAGCTTTCTGAACTTTTAGCTCTCTATATCTTTCACCGAAAAATCTTAAAGCATCTTTTGCTTCACTAACTGCATAGCTCCAAGTACTAAGAGCACCACCAGCGTCTGGTTGTTGACCTTTAGTTTTAACTGCTGTTCTGAGCTGTTTATCATTTTTAAACTTTTCACCAAACTCTTTAACTATATCTATAGCATCATCCACTTCAGGAGAACTGAGTTTCTCTTTCTTAAGAGCTTTCTTTAACCCTACCCAATCAGTAGCTTTTTTCTTTACGAATTTATCCATAATATCTATAAAATCTCTATTATTCATAGCTCTCCTATAGTTTGTTATAGCATTATCTATAGTACTAAGTGTCTCGCTATCTACATTTTCAGATATAAACTTGTCAACATTACCTTTAAGAGTATTTAATGCTTTCTTTTCCTCATACCTAGTTGATTTATCTATTAAGTAGTTTAGGTCTTTTCTAAACTGTAAAGCAGTTCTAACATCCATAAAACCATTACCTGCTTCTATATCAGCTTTCATATTGTTTACAATAGATAAAGCTCTACTAGGTGTTTTATCATAACGTTTAACTAGCTTATCTAAGTCATCTAACATAGAGTCAAACTTTACAACATTAGGATTATTGACTGCTACTTCGTCAACCATTTTAGAATATACATCCTTAGCTTCTTCAACTTGTTTATCTACATTGCCTATAGTCTTTTTAACTAATTTAGTTCTATCTGCTAGTTGTTGCTTAAGAAGTAATTTATCCCTATTAGTTTGCAAAGATTTAGCAGTAAAGTCCACAAAGTCATCATCAACCATATTAGCTAAAGCGTATGCTTGGTCTGCCTTAGGTACACCATCCAAAGCTTTAAGAACATCTTCCTCATTTAACTCAGGATGTTTATCTATTAAGATTTTTGCTTCATAGCTTAAAGGCCCTACATCACGAGTCAATCTATTAAATAAAGCCATACTACCAGCACCAAAGGCGGCACCTACAGCTGCGTCTTTAGCAACATCATCGTAATCCTCTCTTTTGCCTATACCATCTAAAGCATTTAAAATAGCTTCTGTAGCTGCTACTGATTTAATACCTTTAGATGCCGGTACGACTAATTGACTAGCTATATTACCTATAGTAGCTGGATGGATTACTTGGTCAGGATGAGAATCATTATACTTTTTGATATACTTATTAATCTTAGATAAGTTCTTAGAGCTCTCAGTTCCAACATCAATACCTAATTTAGCTAAAGAGTCCTCAACTACTTTTGCAGCTGGTAAACTAACAGATTGTCTCATTCCAGCTACTACTTGTTTAGGATACTCTATGTTCTCTTGTCTTTGCTTAGCACTTTGTTCTACTTCAGGTAAAGTCATAGTAGTACTAGTATCTTCTGCCTGTACTGTTCCTGGAACTTCATATCCAAATTGCTCACTAGGTTTCGATAAGTCTAAACTAATAGATGGCTCTTTCTCTACTTGAGGTTGTTCTTTAGGAACTTCTGGTGTCTCTTGACTTTTAAACATCTCCCAAGGCTTAGGAGACTCTTGTTGAGCCTCCACACTAGGTTCTTGACTTTTAAACATTTCCCACGGTTTCATTATTCACCTCCTATTTGTGCTCTACCTGGCATATTATTCATAGCTTGGCCTTGGCTCATTTGCCCGGGAAGCTGGCCTTGTTGCATAGCTGCTTGCTGTTGTCCACCTAACATCATAGCTGTTTCATCTAGTATATTTGCTAGTTCTGGGCTATATTTAGATTTAACATTTTTAATTGATAATGCACCAGCTCTAAAGTAACCAGCAGGGTTAACTTGACTAAGAATATTACCTAAAGGACCGTTAATAAACTGCTCTAATAGCTGTTGGTTCTTTTCATCATCATCATTAAAACTAACAGAGTCTATCTCAATCTCAGCTTTAGTAAAAGTTATATCAGTATCCATAGTTGGAATAGGTGCCATAACTATATTACCATCTTCATCTTTAACCGGCTTACCACTAGCTGGGTCTAACACTTCCTCAAACACCATACGAGTTTGAGGCATACCTGTTCTTGGGTCTATGTATCCAGTAGGAATTTCTAATGGTTTATTTAATTCAACCCATTTATTACCTTGATAATTATCAGATACTCTAACAATATCGTGAGCAGTAAAGTATTGTTTAATTAGATTAACTATATCCCAACCAAGTAATCTATAGAATTGTTCAATCTTAGAAGTACTATATCTTTGTGCAACCATTGAAGCATTTTGCTGTAACTTAACCTTAGCTCCACTATCAGATGCATATGCCATACCTAAGAAACTATCATTAATACTTAGAACTCTTTGAACTCTATCTAGTGCTTTATCAATAACAGTATATTGGTCTAATACCTCACGAGTTAAACTCTCAATTCTAATACCAGCTAAATCTTTAACAGGTATAATAGCATTTACTCTATTGAACTGGTCTGTAAAGTCTGATAGATTATCGACTGCTCCATCTTCAACAAAAGCTTTTTGAGTATTTACCATTAACTGAATTTTAATTAATGCTTGGTTGATAGCATTCTGTGTTTCAGTAATCTCTCTAAACATACCATAGAACTCTACTTTATTTGAAGTATTAAGCTTCTGAACCCTATAAGGGTTTTTTACCTCTTTATAAGTAACTTCTTCTTTACTTAATATAGTTTCTCCACTCCAATAAACAGACCAAGTCTTGTCTCCATCTTTCATAATAGTATGAACTATTAAGTAGTTATCAAATCTTTTATACTGTCCTTGGAACTCTGTACCATATGTATAAGCAAATTCTGCTTCATCTATATTTAGATGGTTATAATAAGCATCTAGTTTTTCTCTTTTACGTTTACCAAATAAACTATCTACTTCTTCTTCAGCTACCCATTTAAACCTATGAATATATCTAGCATCAGAATAATCATCTAATCTACTCATTGGGTCAAGAGCTATCTCTAATGAAGGCACGTGATTAATTTTAATCTCATACTTAGGTCTTCCAAACTCATCAGCTTCATCAGTTTTAACTACATCTGTATAACTACACATTAAACCTGTTAAGATACAATCTAACTTTATCTTATCACCTTCTAAAGCAAAGTTATTAGTTCTAAACACATAATCAGTAGTATCTTGAAGAACTGAAGCAGTGATAATACTCTCTTCTTTAGCTGGGTTAATTTTAACATTATTAACTATTGTAGAGTAGTAACCTAATAACATTCTACCAAATAACTTAATAATGTTAAATGTTTCAGCTGGTTGTCCTCTAAGAGCTAATGTATTTAGCTGGTCCGTTGTATAGTGCCTATTATGATATAGGTCTAATACTTTCAGAGCCTCATTACGAGACTCCTCAAAAGCATCATAGCTAATCTTGAATGTATCTTTAAGATTTTCTATAGTTGGTTTCATTATTTAACTTCCTCCCAGCTAGTTGGTTCTGATGGGTTACCACCAATATATTTATATCCACTTACAATATCTCCTACCTTAGGACCATTAGTTGTCTTTTCTTCAGAGATTTGTTCTGTCTCTTTTACAACTTCTTTAGGTTTTCCTTTATTTAGCTCTTTATATCTTTTAACTAAATCTAGTGTTGTAGATGGATTATCTAATAAACTAGTTTGTGCACTATCTCTAAACTGAGTATCTAATTCATCAACAAAAGTTTTTACACCTTCTTTTAAAGCTGCTGTATTTTCAAATGCACTACCACTAAATAATCCAGATAATCTATCATACTCAGATTGTGCAACTGCTGTACCAGAAATACTTTTAATATATTTAGCTAGAAACATACCTAGTTTTGTATTCATATTAATGCTTTTTAGAGTTTTCTTTTGCTCTTCAGGGCTCAACTCTTTAAAACTCTTATCGCTAAGTAGTTTTCTAAGATTTTGAATACCAGTATCTAACATACCTCTTGATAATTCTTCATCATCTAATTTCATAACTTCATCAACTAATCTTCTACCAGTTTTCACTGTATTGAATTGGTCTTTAAGCTCTCTATTATCCTTTGTATCTGGATGAATTCCTGCCTGCTGTGCATATAGCTTAGCATTTAAAATATCATCATTACTAATTTCGGTACTTTCATCAAACAACTTATCTTTATACTTATCAGTAATTTCCATACCTCTAGTTAAGATTTGTCTCTTCTCATCGCTATCAGTACTAAATAGCTTATTTAAAACTTTATGCCTAATTTTCTCATCAGGAGTTAATTCATTTTTAGATGCTTTAACTTCTAGGTTAGCGTATTCATCTTTTAAAGAAGCATTAGTAATAGTTTGTTTAGACTCTGTTTTACCTTCTTGTAAATAATCCTGATAAGTTTTAGTTGGGTTATTTTTTAGCCACTCTTCAGCGCTACCAACTTGCATCTCTTGTTGCTTAACTTGTAACTGCTTAGCTTTTAAAGTTAAGTCATCAATCTCCTCTTTTCTCATAGTGTTCATATAACCAGTCTTAGCATATGCCCCATATAAATCTACTACATCAAATGTTCCAGGTGCTTGACCATCTCTAGTAGTTTTAACATACCTAGTTTGGTCAAAACCTTCTGAGTCTATTTGCTCATCTGTTAGACCAATCTTTTTAAGTAAAGCTCTGTCTTCCTGTGAACTAGTATCTAATTTATAAATACCATTAACTCCATTCATATGTTTGCGAATTTCAGGATTTTTTATCATTTGGTTAAGATACTTAACATCACCATTAGAGGCTCTATAAGCATCATACCCAGAGTAAGTTTCCTTTTTTGTGTTTATATCTGTTAACTGTTTTAACTGCATTTGCATCTGTTGTAGCTGCATATATTTAAGATTACTTTCCTGCTCAAACTGTTTAGTTTGTTGCTGCTGTTGAGTTGCCTGTAGCTCTTTACGATTTTTAATCTCTTGAGCTTGTAACATACCTCTTTGAATATTTTGGGAAGCCTGTGCAATACCGCTAGCTATCCCTCCTGCCATATAACCATTCATATTTCTAATCCTTTATTATTGTATTGGAGTATATCCACCAGCTACTACTGAACCACCCATAGGGTCATAAGTTTGTAGTAATGGCTGACTGGTTTGAGTTGGAGCAGGCTGATTTGCTTGTATTTGAGCATATGTACCTATGCCTGTCCCTATACTACCTATAGCTTGTCCAACACCTTGGGCTGCTACAGCTGCTTGCTGACCCTGTAATTGAGCTTGTTGACTATATATACTTTGTTGACTCTGATAAGCCCCAGATACACCTTGCTGTAATGAGCTTTCAAGACCTAAGCCCATACCTAAAAATGATTGTTGAGCTTGTGCTGCTTGTAAAGGTGCTTGCGACCTAACATTAGCTCTTTCTGAAGCTTTTGAAGCCTCTAGTTGAGTTAAACCTGCAGCTGTAAGACCACTAGTATCTAATCCTCTCTGTGCCATTTCTTTAAGTAAAGATGACTTAGAAGCATTATACTCTTGTTCTATATTTTGTAATCCCAATGATGTTATTTGGTCTGCATCATAGTTCTGATAAAACTCCGCTAAGTTATCTTCAATTGGTCCGTATACATCTTGCCAATCCTGATACTGTTGCTTTTGAAAAGCTAATTGTTCATCTGCTGCCTCTGATGCTGCCTTAGTTGCTCTATCAGATGCAGCTGCTGATTTCTCTGCTGCATCATATGCTATTGCACCTCCAATTACTGCTGAACCTATTGCAGCTGTTGCTACTGCTGACATCATAATCTCCTTTTATAATCTATTAAAATTTCATACCCGATAGGTATATGTTCAGTAGCTACTAGAGCTACACTGTTTTCTTTATAATCAACTAATTTTGCATTAGGTATATCTGAGTGATTAACATACCTTGCAGTTGCTAGTCTATTACCATCTAGAACACTCATAGCTATCACATCACCAGGCTTAAACTCAATTTTACTAAAGGTCCCTATTCCGTGAATGTTAGAATTTCCTAAGTAGTATTTGTCTGAGTCTTCTATAGTAACTGGTAGAGACTCCATCTCCTTATTTACATCATCCTCAGTAATGTTATGTTCTATAAGAAGAGAATTAAAACTATTTCTTATTCTAGTTAATTGAGGAACTCCTTCAAATACTTCCTTTTCAGCCTCCTCAACTGTTGTAGCCTTAACACTATGAACAGTCATATATGTGCAGTCTTCAAGAGCTAAAGCAGCTCTTTGTGTATCTGCTTTGGTATTAAAGACCTTAGGTGCTGAAATAGTATACTTGGTGTCTCCATCTATCTGTTGAATAGAACCATTTAATAAAATAGCTACACCTCCTTTCTTATGAGGGCATCCTACTATTACTTGACCTTTAACAGCATATGCAATTCTAGTATATGTGCCATCAACTAATGTATGTTCTACTGGTATAATAGCCTCAATCATAGTAACTCCAATTAACTTATATAATATAAATTTATGTTTATTATACCTAAATTTATATTAAACTAAGATTAATTATATATAATTTTAGACTTCCTAAGTGCAACTAGAATTTCATCTACTTTGTCACTAATAGCTTGAACCTCTGCCTGTGTAGGTGGGTCACTAATAGTTTGGTCTAAAGAGCCTATAACACTTTGTTTAGGGTTATTTGTAGCTAATGAAGGTAAGTCCTTCTTAGCTACAAAACCATTATCTAAGTAACTAGTGTTGCTAAAAGCTACATCAATCTGTTGAATTAGCTGACTCAAGAACCTTCTAAGTTGTTGAGGGTTCTCAACATCCTGAGGAACTTGTATAAACGTACTACCTTCACTTTTCTTACCTACCATTTGTTTGCCTTTCTAGTGGAACCATTTCCACATCATATAGTTTACCTGTACCTGAGTACTCTATGATTATATAATAAGCTCTACTAATTGATGAAGGTAAAAGTATTTCCTTAACTTCTAACTCAGTGCTACTTAAAGACTTATTAAGTACTTCAGTATTGTCAAGATATATTTTTATATCTATTGAGCCTGTATAACAAATCATAAGGTTTTTAAACATTTTATGGTTAGTTATATTAAATGGTATAGTACCACTCTTATAACCAGTTGATGTTTTGTTGAACTCAATAGGTTGGTTGTTTACCTTAACTATCTCTTTAAACTCAGTAGTTGAATAAAACTTTAAGGCCCCAGCAATGTTGCTTTTATTGTATGAGTCAAAAGTTATATCATAAACCTTTCCAGTACCTATAACTTCAAAAACTAATGAGTAACCAGTTAAGTCTTGGAACTCAATAATCTCTTCAACTAATGATGAACTACTTAAAGTCTTAGAATACATTACTCCATCTAAGTACACTCTAAACTCTACTGAGCCTTGGAATTTAACCTTTAAGTTATCAAACATACTTAGGTTTGTAGGGTCTATATTAATGTTACCACTCTTATAGCCATCTACTGTTTTATTAAACTCAATAGGTTGGTTATTTACCTTAACTATCTCTTTAAACTCAGTAGTTGAATAAAACTTTAAGGCCCCAGCAATGTTATCCTTGTCTAAAGTTCTGTAGTCTACAAAGAACACCTCTCCAGTACCAGTAACAGTAAACTCTAAATTATACCCAATATGTTCTTCAACCTCAAGAATTTCAACAGTAGTTCTAGTTGTAGAACTCAATGACTTGGTAACTACAGTAGTTCCATCTATGATAACACTAATTGTAACACTACCTATATACTCTACCTTAAAGTTATAGTATAAGCTTTTATAGTTTGGCTTGTCTAATATTAAAGGGCTTCTATAGCTCATAGACATATTGCTAGAACTAGTAAGTAAACTATATAAACTACCACTTAGTGAATAGTATAGAGTATCATTATGTATTGAAAACTTATCAATAGGTTGAGAAATTATTCTTAGTATATTACCAAATCTAGTATCTAAAGCAAGTATATGATTACCATAAGCTAAATAGTAAACATCATCAAATACAATAGAGTCAAAAATACTAGTTATCTCTAACTTACCCATCTTATCTCTACTAGCGACTTGTATAATACCACCATCAGAAGCACATATACCATCAGAAGATGCCCATATCAAAGTGTCCTTAGCAAAACTAATAGAACTATGGCTTAAACATCCTTGGTTTGAACTAAGTAAATACTTAGATAAAGTTAATGGACTTGTACCAGTAACTATGTATGTTTTATACTTAGTAAATACTAAAAGACCATTAGCTGTTGCTCCAATACCTGTAATGTCATTATCAAACTTAATATAATTGAAATCACTCCAGTACTCTACAAAAGCTATATCACTAAAATATAGTTTATTACCTATACTACCAAAAAGCATTGCATTACTTTCAGTTAAGTAGTTTAGTCCTGTTGGAGCTGGAGCATTATTATAACTATCAAGTACACCAAGTATATCAGTATCTGGAATACCTGTATTTACTGCTACACTATATCCATCACCTGGATTATCTGCTTCATCACACATAGACATTTCTGTTAAATTACCACCAACTCTATAAACCCTGATTTTATCAATACCAGGTTGGTCTGTACCTAACATATCTTTTATTGTTATTCTTTTATCAGTAACTGTAATAAGTTCACTATAATCACTTGGCTGACTTTCTAAGCCAGTAGAAGAATTATAGTATGTGTAGCAAAATTGATATGTACCATTAAAGCCTCCAGAGTAATCATCCTCTTCTACAGTAGGCGCACTTGTAGGTCTATCCACTCCTAAAGTTAACCAGTTAGTTCCATCAGAAGTCCACTGAGGCCTACTTACTCCATCACTAAAATATAAATCATCTTGGAATATAACATAGTCTTTATAAGTACTAGAACTAACCCAAGAACCTTTAAAGTTGATAAAGTATTTTCCTATACTAGTATTTTCATTTGTACTAGATTTAACAGGCCTTAGAGACATACTAGTGTTATCCACATTAGTATACTCTACTGCCTCATTTGCATTTATTAAATGAGGAGCTAACCTAGTGTTTAGCCCTCCATTAAAAGTGTTTAATTGTGCCATCAAATTCTCCTTAGGCGTTAAAAAATAAATGACCCCTATCTTTAGTATCAATATGCAACCAAGTAGGATATTCATCACCTATTTTCCTTTCTATACCATTTATGTGTAGAAACTGTTCTCTATTTTGTTTAATAAAATTTTGAACTTTCTCTACTTTATAATCACTAAAAACTATATCAAATGCCTTACCAAAACTATGCATACTTCCTTCTGAGTAGTCAGGACTTTTAGGAGTTCTTATACCGCTCCAGTTTCTATTACCTCCCCATTTCCAGTTATTTATAGTCATAGTTCCATTTGAAAATACCTCTTTAAGTTTATCTAAATCCTTAAGTAAACCACTATCTAGCATAGACCATAATTCATCCTCACTATGTTTCTCATATAACTCTTTAGGAACTAATTCTTCAATCTTAAAGTACTTAGACCTATATGAAGACATAATATTTATAAGCTTGGTAGGAGGCCTGTCTTTTACTTTATTCAATGGTAACTTAAACTTATTGCGATTATTCATAAACTCTCTTAACATACCTCTAAGTCCCATAATAGAAACAACCATACCTATAGTTAGGTAAATCCACCATTCTGGTATAAACTCCATTAACTGAAAGCCTCCCATAATATAACCTTGTGCCTCTGGTACAAAAGCAAGAATAAGTGGTAGCATAAAAACACCTAAAATGAGTTCATCTTTCCAAGATTTATTCATAGACTGCATAGCTATCATATCTAACTTAAAGTCATTGTCTTGTGAAGCTTTAAGCATATCAATCTTAGCTTGTTGTGTTGCTATCTTAGCTTTTGTTTCCATTTCCAGAAGCTGTTTTTTAGCTTCTAGTTTTACCTTTGTAATTTCTTGTTCACCTTTGAAGTGGTCAGATACACCACTAACTACACTCTTAGCTAGTGAAGCTATTGAATCTAATCCAAACATATTACTTCCTTATCAACTCATAAAGCATATCTTCAAGCCTATTGAATTTACGCTCTAGTTTTTGTATATCTGCACTCATACACTCTTTTTGAGCTTGATACTCAGATATATGTGCAAACTGTTCCTTAACGTCTTTTAATGTTATAGACTGATTTGCACTCTCTTTTAAAGTAGCTATTTCAGTGCTATGGACTTGCAACTTAGCTAATACTTCATCCTCAATCTTATCGTAATGCTCCAACCTTCTAATATTAGAAGTGTTGAAGTCATTAGCAAGCTTTACATTTTCCTCTACTTTACTGGTCCTATCCTCAAGAGTGCTTTGCTTATACGTCGTAATTACAAAGCTACCATACATTGCAAGTATAACACCTCCAAGCTCTATAACAAAACTATAATCACCCATTTAAACCTTTACTTTAGAAAATAAGGTAGGTACACAAACACACTACCAATTACAACTGCTAATGCATCTAAGTTATCATAGTTACCACTATTTGTAGCCTTTTGATAAATCTCAATTCCCCAAGCGAGTGCTATAGTGAAAGCTAAGTACGCAAGAGGTTCATAAAAGAAGTGTTGTAGTTCTAGTAACAAATAAGTACTACCAAAGACCACACCAATAAGTGCGTGTAGTCTTTTATCTGGTGGTATCATTTCAGGTAGTCTTAAAAATTCATTTAGTGTCATCTATAAAGCCTTTTCTACTATATCAAGATGTGCTTCATATAACTTAACATCACCGTCAGAAGATGAAATTCTACGCATCTTTAATGTGATTGTTAAATCGCTACCATCGCTATTCGAAACATAGTCTTTTAACTCTCCATATCGATTTGCATCTACAACTTGGTCACCAGAAGTTACTGTTCCATTTATATCTAATTCAGTTATATCACTATAACCATCTGGTTTAGTTATTGCAGCAGATATGTAAATATCTGAGCTTATATTTTTAGGAGTGTATGTAAACGTAACCATATCAGCATATTCACCAGCAGTAACTCCTGTTACAGTAACATCTATAGTTTGTGCTAATCTAGAAAACATCAAAGGATATAAAATATCACCATTTAAGTTTCTTGGAACACCTCCACCATTTTTAATATTTAAAGCATCTTGCTCGGCTTTTGTAGCTATTGGATTACCACCAACTGTCAAACCGTCGTGAACTACTAGAGTTTTCTTATCAGTATCTACTGTAACTTCTCTATCAGCACCTGTAAAGGTACTATGCTCTGCTGTAGTACCGCCTCTTAATTGTAATTGCTTACTCATTACGCTATTCCTCCTAAATCTAAGTTAAGTGCTTCATCTAAAGCATCTTGTACGTTTGTTGCTGCAATACCACTATTTGTGTTATCATAATTAATTCCACTAGCTTCAGTAGTTAAATCATAACTACTTGATGTAGTTATAACTGAATTAAAAGAGTCCATAGTGTAACCAGTGTCATCAGCAACTATTTCAAATCTAACTGTTAATGGTGCTTCAGGAGTACCATTCTTTCCAACAGTCAATAAGAAAGCGTGTGATATAGTTTCCGTGCTACCATTAGGTATTGTAAGAGCCATATCAAAACATTCTAGTACCACATCATCTGCAGTGTTTATAACTTTAATAGATACATTTCTAGAGTTTGGTGTACTACTAGTGAATACCATATTAGCAAAGAAGTTAACACTTGCATTCGATTTAAAAGTTATAGTATCATTAACCTCATCTATTTCAAATACATTAGTATCTGTAGATGGAGTAACTGTACTAATACCAATTAACTTTTGTGTAGTATCTACAACTATACTAGAATCTTGAGCTATTGAACCTTGAGCAGTCGCTAAGTTTGCAATAGCTGTAGTATTTGCATCAACTTGAGCTTCCAATATAGTAACTGTTTGTGCACTATTAAATGCTATTTCAGCATTCTCTTTAGCGTGCTCAATATTAGAATATGGTAAAACTAAGTCATCATATACCTCGATAACTTTACTCATATTATCAGAAACATTAGTAACTTTACTAATGTTAGAAGACACTGTAGATACTTTGTCAATACTACCAGCAACTATACCTATTGTATCTTCAGATAATAAGTCATCAGCAACAGTAGCTATCTTGGAAGTACCAGTACCACCAGAAACTGGCTCTGTAATGTCTCCATTATCTTCAATATATGAGTACTGATTACCTAAGTCATCTCCAACCAAATCAATATTAGTTTCGTTATCCTTGACTTTTTGAATAGTTTCCATATTATCAGATGCTTTAGTTACATCATTAATATTATCAGCTACTATATTTATATTAGGCTCGTTAGACGCAGCCTTATTTACATTTTCTATAAAACCCATAGATTTTCCTTGTGTTTACTTGGTATCTCATCAGGTAAGCCCAGTTTACCTAAGAAGACATCAATTTTATCTAAGACTACAGACTGAGTTTCTCCTTTACTTAAAGCATCAAACTCATTCATAAACCTAGTAAAATCCTCAGAATTCATTACCCTATCACTATTTAACTTATATACTATGTTGTTACTAAGTTGTAATAAATCTTTAGTTTCATCATAAGCATATAAGGTTTCAGGTGCTTGCCTACCTCTTGGCTCAAATTGATAAACTTCCATTATACAAACCCATTATATCTACTAGTGAAAGGCTCAGAAGTAGATAAGAAGCTCTTACTACTTTCAGATAAAAACCTTTTAACTTCTCTATCATACATAGTTAAATATCTATTACTAACATTTGTATTTTGAGCATCAAAATCTATACTTAGTGCTCTTGCTACAACGTAATAAAATAAGCCTAAATCATAACTACTTGGTAAAGATAAACTATCAGTAGTGCTTAAAACTGGTAAAGGGTTACTTAGATATAAAATGTCTAATGGAGAGTTATCACTAGGAACAGGAGTTATCTTTATGCTACCTCTATCTAAACTATCAAATACTGCATACTCCGGAGCTCCCTCAGCAGTTGTCCAGTCTTTGTTAATTTTTTCAATGTAATCTCTAGTAACTAGTTTTAGTTTCTCATTGTCATATGAAATACTAGTCAGTAGACTTACATCATCAGGAAGTACATAAGTGTTCTTATTTGGACTTGTAGGTATAGTGATTGAATTATGTAGGCAGTTAGTCTTATAAACTATGTCTTCTTGAGCATCAGAGAGCAGTCCTAATAGATTAATGTCAGACCATCTTGATTTATCTAAATCTGATACTTCGTGTCTAACTCTATCTAAAATCTTTTCTACTCTAGTCATTATTTGTCCTCAATAATGAAATATAAGAGCTCTAAGCTCTTATATATTAGTCTGTATAAGTACCGTTTGCTACCTCAGTCTCAATGTACTCAACAACAATTTTAAGACGTCCAGCATCATCTGGAGCATCTGAACCAGCAACTACAGTAACACTACCACCTGTAGGGAAATACCCCTTAGCTTGTGTACCTTCTTGAACACCAGTAACACCTGTAACAACTTCATCAGCAACTACAGTTGAACCAACCTTAATATCTACAGTATCTGTAGCTTCACCAGAAGCAGTTAATACAACAGCGTAAGCTCTAGTAACTAAAGATGCTTCAGGAAGAGTGAATAGCGTCTCATCCATTGTAGCAGATGTTGCAACAATCCCAGATGCAAAAGCACTAAGTGTTTTCTTTTGGTTGTTTTTATTTTCAAATCTTAAATCAGCCATAAATTTTCCTTTTCAAATTAAGCGGCAAAAGCTGCCGCTGCAAATACTTTCTTCATCTAAGCAACCTATAGAGTTACGTCGATGAAGATAGAACCCCAGTTATAACCGGCAACTTTACCATCTGCATAGTCTGAATTTTCAGCAACTAATTTAGTTGATTTAGCAGCACACCAAGTTTCAAGACAAGACTCAGAGAATTTACCAAAGTCTGTTGCTTCATATTGATAATCTGGCATTTTACCATTCGCTTTTTGGAATGCTCCAGCACCTAATACAATACCACGAGAAACAGTTGCTGTACCATCGAAATCAGCTTCACCAGTCCAGTTACCATTTGTATCTTTTTGTCTTAAACCAGCAATTTCCACACCAGTATTATCATAGTTGTAGTAACCATTTGTTAAGATATCACCTTCAGTTTCACCGAAGAATGTTTGAGCTTCAACAATCAAGAATGAACCGATTTTACCTAGAACACCTTTAATAAGACGGTTATCATTACCACGAACATCTGCTACTTGTAAAACATTACCTGCATTTTTAATGAATTTAGCTTTAATAGCTACATCAATAACAAATAGCCATACTGGCTCACCATTTGCAAGTTTAAAAGGTCTAAGTGGTAAACGTTTAGTAATACCAGCTGGTGTAGTATCGAACCCTGTACCAGTTTTAACTAGTTTTTCGATAGTCATAATACCATCTAAGTCTAATGTATGCGCATCATCTGAACCATCAAAGTTATAACCAAATTCTGCACCTTGTTGAGCTAAGTCAAAGAATGCTTGGTCTTCAGAACGAACCCATAAATCTGCAAGTTTTGAACGAGAGTCAGAGTGCTCATTAATAGATAAGTCACCAATCTCAATACCGTCAAATTTTGTCCCATTGTCAACTACATATCTATAGTCTGCAACTGTTAAAGTGTCAGAGAATTTTTTCTTCTGTTCACCAGTACCTTTTGCTGTAGTGTTACCTTTAACAGGTTTACCACTTAAGTTACCATCAAAATCAAAAGTAACTGTATGTCCTTTTGAAGCACTAATATCATTTTCAACTAAAATGATAGAGTCAAATGTTTTACCTTTATAAGGTGCCCAAAATGAAGTTGCAGACTTTTGAAGAAGTCCTTCTGCCATCCAAGATTTTCTTACTAAAGCAGAACCAATATCTACCTTTCCTGTACCATCAGCCATATTTTTCCTTTATATAAATATTACCTCTCTACATAAAGTAGGAGGCCATTCATTAAACATCATATTAGAATACTATGTTTTTGTAATCTTTAACGATGTCTTTTTGCACCGAACCATCTGTAGGAGTATCATCTCCACCAACTTTGTTCAAGTTTGGTTGGTTTAGAGTTTTATTCCCATCACCAATAACCTTTGGAGCTTGTAAGAACTCTGCAACTTCCTCGAGATAAGTTTCAAAACTTACTTCTCCTTTTTCAAGCTTTTGAGTAATTCTAGGAGGAACATCATACTGAATAGTTTCATCAGTGATAACTAATCCTGGATGGCTCGCATTGAACTCCTCTAAAACTTGTTTTCGTCTTTCCAGTTCTGCTTGTTGAGCTGCAATTCTACCTGCTTCATCGAGAGTGTCTCTATGTTTCCTGTGTGCCTCAGTTTCCAGCTGGTTCATTTTAACTCTCCAAGCATCTGGGTCTTCATATTTCAAGGACTCTAGTTCTTGCTTAGTTTGTTCGTCCAATTCAATCTTCGGTGCTGTAAGTTTCTCTAGTGCTTCGAGCCTTGCCTTAGCTGCTTTTAGCTCTTGTTGAGATTTTGTATAAGCACTTTGAGTGTCTTTAAAACGTTTTTCGAAATCTACGCCCGAACTAGATTGGCCTGTACCTTGTTGGCCATTTTTAGTTGAGGTAGCATCTACATTAGTATGTTCTGGATTACCTTGTTCCATTTCTATCCTTTAAATTGAAATTAGTGTATTATATCATTATTAAGTTTAAACTAATCTTAAACTAATGATTATATATCAAAGCCGTTCCCTAAAACCTTAGTAGATTTTATCATTTTGTTTGAATTGACATAAATATCTGTTATTCTTTTATATTTAATACCCATAGCCATATACCTAATCATATCCGCTGGGTGAGAATGCTCATCGTGAACAGGAGAATCTAAATATACATCATATTTAGCATCATATTTCTTCCTATAGTTTTGTATACAACCTATAATCATATCACAAGAGTCTTCTATCTCAACAGTTTTAAGGAATTGTCTAGTAACCTCTATACCATCCTGTACTGAGTGTTTATTAACTAATATAGGTTTAAATCCTAGTTCTTTAAGAGCAGTCCATCTAGTTTTACCAGATATTAATTCTCTAACTTTTATATCGTGAGGAACATATGTACTACCGTGTACCCACCTGAATTTAGCAGTTAAAGCTAAGAACACATCTTTATAATGTTCTAATCCATGGCCATTATTAGCATATTCACCTATTATTTTAACTGTTCCATCCGGATGTATTTGGAAGAAACCTATTGAGAATGTATCATTCATACCCAAGTCAAAACTAGAGTGTACTTTAAGGTTTTGGTCATATAGATTGTGTTTTATAGCCAAATTCTTAAATTCGTGTTCATAATATGTACCTTCTACAGATTGAGCAAATGCCATTTCAGGAGTTGCTGGATATTCTTGGTTGAATTTATCACCCAACTCATCCATTTTAGCTGCTAACCAATTCTTTTGAGGTTTTGTTAATGTAATAGATAAATCTCTTTCTAGTTTATTTATATATTTCTTAACTTCATCATTTATAGGAAAATCAGTAAATAGTTGACAGTCAGAGTCCTCAATCCAACTAAGGAATATAGCTTGAAAATCTAGTGGAGTTATTTCCCTATCACTTTTAGATAATAATTCAGCTTTCTGCCACATCTCATAAAACATACCAGTTTTACCTTCAGCTGTAGACTCTATGGTAATCTTGTTCTTTACTGATACAGCCTGAAATGCACCAGTTTTAAGCTCCATAGCTTTCTCTGGAAACTTCTTAGCAATTTTACCTAGTTCAGATACGTGTAAACTCTGAAGAGTATCCCCACGGAAGTTACCTATTTTAAGTATAGACCTATTTGAGAAGCTCATACCTTTCGAGTTGTTAGAAACTAGTTTTAAACCTAAAAGTTCTTTAATCTCTTGAGGAAATTCATCCCACATCAGTTCAGCTCTTCTCTGGAGTTTGTTAGACTCATCCTGTCCATAACTCTGAATACCAGCTGAGAACCCTTCACCAAATATACAACTATCTAAATTATAAGCTAGATAAAGTGTTGATATACCTTGCTGTCTGGACTTAAGTATTATCTTACGAGTGTGTTTAAATTTCTTAAGGACTTTTAGTTGGCTAGGATTAAGCTTCATAATTTGTTTTGTTCCGTTTTTATCCTCAATTGTATATAAGTTGTTCAGCCTCCATAGTTTCGATGTAAGCTTTTGTATTATTTCCTCATTGGACAAATCTATATTATTAACAATCATCTGGAGTATCCTTAAACTTTTGAGTTAAATTTTGTATAAGAACATTTATTGTTGTACCTTCATTAGTATCAGAATTTTTATATGATTTCTCTATTGAGTCAACTATAGCTACCATATCCTTAAACTCCTTGACTTCAGCATATCTAGCATCATCCTTTATAAACCTTAGACACTCTTTAACTGCTTTCTTTTTAAACTCATCTATATCCTCTAATATCTCTTCCTTAGTTGTTAGTATTTTAGTTTCAGATTTGTCTAGTTTGTTTTCCGGAAGAACTATTATATCTAGGTGTTCCTCGGCTTCCGCCTCATTTATAGTTTCTGGAGGTGTATATAGTTTTTCCCATTTATCTATATCTGTTTTGGACTTTAGCTCTTCAATATCTAAACTATATTTTATGCAAAGGTCCTCTATTGAAATTGGTGTAGTTTGGTATTCGTTTTTATAGCTCTGTAAAAGTATTTTGGTCATTTGTGTTGTGCCTTTATTTAAAATTGTTGTAATTTTGTATTTTATCTTAAATTTTCTTAAATTATGTTGAATGTGATAAATAAGTGGAATTTGTTAGGTACTTGGGAATTACTTGTAGTATTGTGTAATTGAATAAATGTTTGAAAAATTTGTTCGGTACTCTTGTAATTTAATTGAATTGAATAAAGGTTTGAAAAATTTGTTCGGTACTCTTGTAATTTAATTGAATAAAGGTTTGAAAAATTTGTTCGGTACTTGGTAATTTAATTGAATTGAATAAAGGTTTGAAAAATTTGTTCGGTACTCTTGTAATTTAATTGAATTGAATAAAGGTTTGAAAAATTTGTTCGGTACTTGGGAGGGATATATGATAATCTTTATTGATTCGCATTGGACCTAGGGGCCTCCGAACCAAAATGATTATCAAAATCACCAAACCAAAATGATAATAATTATCAAAATCAAATAAAATTCTTACAAAATTCTTATAGATTCTATTTAATTTAATTAATTAATGAGATTCTAATCTATATTATGATAGCCAATATATTCTTACAAAATTCTTATAGATTCTATTTAATTTAATTAATTAATGAGATTCTAATCTATATTATGATATATCTTTATTCTTATAGATTATTTAATAAATCTATTTAATTTAATTAATTAATGATATTCTAATCTATATTATGGTATTTAAAGAATTATTAATATTATCTTAAATATCATAATAATCATTTTGAGATAGGTAGAAGAGATTATTTTCTTTATTGATATAAATATATTATAATAGATATAAAATCATTTATAGAAGAGATATTATATAAATAACAAAGTTTAGATGATAAAATCTTATAAAATTTAGATGATAATTAGATATTATTTTATAGAAGATTATCACTAAATAATTTTAATTCAATTTAATTAAATATTAAGAAATTAAATGATATAATTATTCTATCAAAACAAAGAGATTATCTCATCTAA